ATCTAATATCTGAGATTTGTATGAATTTCCAATAAAGTATGGGAATGTTGGAGCACCAGATGCATTAATTGATGCAAAATATGCATAAACGCCGTTTGGAAATTCTGGAGTCTTACCAAATCTTCCATTATACTGATCCAGATTCCCAGAATTTGTAAATCTGTAGTCCTCTACAAAAAATCCAGATGTAAAACCAGAGGGTCTATCAACATATGATGTATCTAAAGTATACCCTGATGATAACCTTGCTATTGACGATGAAATGTTTTCAGAATCCGAGTATCCAAAAGGACCATAAATTGGATTCCCATCATATGCCCATCCGATAATTCCCGATATATTTCCAGAACTTTCTCCGAATGAATTTCTTAAACCGTCAAAATAACCAGATACTGTGTACTTTAACTTATTGTTAGATTCTAATAATATTTCATTACCAAATTTATAATTATTATTTACTGTAAGATCTCTAATTTTTGGAGACAGAACTGCGTTGATTCCAGCCGCTTTTACCAAAATGGAGGTGTCAGTACTTGAATAACCAATACCAGTACTTACTACAATAACATCAGTTATCTTTCCATTAGTGATGACTGGTCTAAGTTTTGCACCAGATCCAGATCCACTCAAATCATTTACAATTAAATCTGGAAGAGAGTAGTATTCTTCTCCACCATATTGTATGTTTACAGAAACAATTTGACCATTAACAACATTTGGTATCAATGAAGAATTTTTACCATTTTTAATTGTTAATGATGGAGTATCCTCATAATTTAAAATCGTAGAACCATACCCAGTTCCATTTTCATAGAGATAAACATTCTCTATAGATCCTCTGATAATTGGTGTTGTAACGATCTCTTGGTAAGTTTGAGTACTGGTTCCAAAACCAACTGGATTATATTTTACGGTAACAGAAATTGAAGGATAAGCAAAGTATTGATATCCAGATCCAGTATCAGAGAATTTTGCATAGTTTTCTCTATTAAAGTCTGATGTACTAGTTCCGCCAACTCCAGCATTACAAATTCTAAAAGAATCATCATCAACTTTTAAAATGTAATATTGATTTGATGTTGACAGACCAGATATACCACTAGTTTCATAATCATAGGTTATAAGTTCTCCAGTATTAAATCCATGATTTGCAAAATTAACCGAATTGTTAATTGTAGATATTCCAGAACTTTTAACAATTAATTTTCTGTTAGTATATCCACTACCACCATCAATTATCTTTATAGAAGATATTGTATTTTTTGGAGTTACAGTGCTGAACTTGTGTATCCCTTGAGTTCCAGTAGAAAATCCAACAGAATTTGAATCTGAATTATAATCTGTCAATGATTCAAACAATCTAACGGTATTATTATTTTCAACTTTTACAAAATAAGACGCATTGTTTATTAATGTGGACGTTCCTATTCCAATTACAACTTGAGAATTTCCATTTGAGTTATATACTACTTGCTCTCCATTGTTTAAGTTGTGGTCATTTAAAAATGTAATTCTATTTCCTGTTGTACTAATTCCACCACCAGTTTCTAACGTTCTTCCATCAAAAGTTATGTCTCTAGATCTTTTAATGACTACTGGTTCTAATATTGCACCAGAACCATTTCCACCAGAGATATCAACTGAAACAACTTTGTCTATATCATAATTTTGAGAATCTATATAAACTTCTTTAATGGATCCACTTATTACTGGTTGTGCTAATGCACTGGAAGATCCTGAAGAAATTGATATTGTTGGCAAATTAATAACATCATAATTTTCTCCACCACTCAATACATCTATTGATTTTAAAGGACCATAGTAAACTTTATCTAAAGACTTATAGTTTCCAATTTCCACACCATTGATCAACATTCCTGTTGTTCCAGGAATTGTTTCTTTTCCAGGATTTCTTATTTTTGACTTCAATGGGAATTTTTTAAGTGTTTTCTGAATACCAATTTCAGATGATCTTTGTGAATATAATGTAAACGTTTGAAGATCAAGTCCAGAATCTGGAACACTAAATTTTAAGAAAGAAGATCCACCTATAAATGAACTCGAAGAATATAAACGAATTCTTTTATTATTTGATGGAAGTACTTCAACATAATAGCTACCAGTATCCAAACCAACAAGTGGTGTTGAATTTGGTTGATAATAAATCCTGTCCCCTGTTAAGAATGGTGCAGAATCTGAAAAACCTATTGTACTATAATTACCATCTGAATCTGCATCAAAAAGATTACTTTCCGAAGATATTCCAGCACTTTTAATGTTGCTCGTTATTGTGTATCTGTATGGATAGGAAAATCCTGAAATGTTTGATGATGGTAAAGAATTGGATGCGACATATGAGAAATCTTCACCATCTGTATAGAGATTTTGTATGTCTGAAGTAATCGCATCATTTCCATATTCAATAGAAACACCAGAACTACTAGCAAAGTTAGTCTTTCTTCTTAAATCATATACTTTGCTGGAATCAACTGTAAAAGATCCCTCTATCTTTACAGTATTATCTGAAATAATTTGACTAATATGTGGGTTGTTGTTCTCAGGTGCTAAAATTTCTGTATCTCTTTCTAGGAGTTCTACTCTGTCTCCAACCTTTAAACTGGATCTGTCAATGCTACTTCCCAATACATAATTTGATCCTATTTCAGATACCTTGTACCTAGCAGAAGTGTTATATATCCACGAATTTGCAAATACTTCTTTATAGGTTTTGTTTTGTGGGTTTTTGATTAAATCGCCAACATTTTTAATTGTTATAATATCACCTTCAGAAACATTAATATCCTCCGATGTTGGTACAAAATCGGATAATACTCCCAGAATTCTAAATTCTACTTTTTTGGTAGTATCACCATCTTCATAACCAAAGTAGGTGTCTGTATTTCTGACTAACGAATTTTTTGATATATTCTCATTAATGCCAGAACATCCTAAAAATTGATTAATTGATTTGTCGGTGTAAGTGATAGTATTGTTTCCAGATACTAATGTGCCACTCTGTGGAAATCCTAAAGTGGAATCGACTGTAATTACTGACGAAGATACTGATGATGCACTAACAGTTTTTGTATTTGGAGTGATTGAGAAATTTCCTTCAATAGCGGAAAATTCATTGTTCCCCACAAACAAATATAATTTATAATATTGTTCAGAATTTCTATTAAAAGGTTCTATGGATGAAACTGAAGCACTAGTACTATCATCTGTTGATTTTTTTACGGTTTGCCCCAGAAGATTAAGGGGGTTATCACCAGATATTACTTCTACAATTACTACTTCTTGTCTCTCATATTTTGATGATGAAGGTTTGATTAAAAATTCTTCTAAATTTACAATCTTTGGATTTTCATTATACAAAACATTAAATAAAATTCTAAACGATTCATCAGTGCCTTTTGCTTTGTAAAAAGAATTTAATTCCTTTAAAAAATTTCCTACATTTAATTCTGATGCAAAGTCAGTTTTCTCAAGACCTGGTGCAATGGTATACTTTAATTTTTGATAGAACTCTTTTAAAAATAGTGAACTTAGATTTTGGACACTAGAATTTGAAGCGTGCGATGCTGCAGAAGATGATGTAAAAGTTAGTTCTTCTTGATTTAAATCTTGGTGGTAACTAGTAATTCCACTGAATCCACGAATACATCCAGTAAAAGTATTTCCACTTATTCCCGTATACGTAATAATCTCTTCATCAATCTTCAATAATCCATATTTTTTTGGAAATCCTTTAGTACTTGATACTTGTATTTCACTATCAGAAGATGAGATGCTGGAAGATAATATAGAGCTGTCTACTACTACTTCTGGTGTAAGATTTTCTATCTTAAGATATTGATCTAAATTTTCGGCAATATCTATTGATCCGCCTTGATATTCCTGAGAAATATAATATTGCTTTAAAAACTCAGACGCATTTGGAGATTCTTCCAATATAAAACTTGGAAGTTGGCTCTCAATAATTTGCTGAACTTTAACTCTAGAATCAAATCCAGTCTGTATCATATTAGTTTCTTGCTAAATTCCCGTTTGAGTAACTTGATGTATAATAATCTCTAGTGAATACATTTCCTGTTATTTCATCGCCAGAGGCAATCACATCTCTTACCATATTTATTGTGCTTTTTGAAACATCAAAAGATAGGTACAAATCTGTTAATCCCACAACATCATTAGATTCTGGGAATGCTTGTATCTCAATGATTCCGTTTTCTTTAGTAGTGGATGTTATATTGATTGTACTGAGAATAATCTCACCTTTTTCATAGTCAACTGTTCCAGCATCTTTAATAACAGTGGTTCTATTGCCAGTGTTATCCATTTTAACTACAGAAATAACACCCGTCTTCACATTAAGATTAGTTGGTCTGGTTAAAAATAGATTTCCAGCATCACTAACATTTGTTATATCCCTTCCACCAGAAGCAATTGTGGGAGTATCTGTAAGATATACTGTGGAAGATTCGCCAGAAATTTTAAATCCTGTGGATTTGATATTAAGTCCGTTAGGATTTACATGAAATCTATTTCCAAAGCATAATTCATATTGGGCAAATTGATTTAAAGATGCCTTTAGATCTCTCCTTATTTTAACTTTAGTAATGTTAGAAGTGATCGCAGTATCAGTATCATCAATTACTCTGAGAACCTTACTATATTTGAATCTACCACCAAACTTATTAAGATCTAATGATTCTGAGTACTTTGTCAAACCATTTAATACTCTCGTTTTTAATGAATCCGCACTAGAAACTTGCGTGCTATTATAATAGACTGATGAATCTATCTCAACATAAAGAATCTTAAGATCTACTATTCTTGGATTGATACCAGAAACAGTGTATTGTTTTAACTGACTTAATATTCTTGACTTATTAAAATCAGAGACAAAACTTCCGTTCTTTGGTTTAATACTCAATAAAACATTTCCATACTCTGGCGGATCTAATTCTTCTCCACCAACAACAGCGACGGATTCAGTTTCTGGATATATTCTTTTTATGATAGCTTCATAATCACGTGAAGTAACGGCTCTGTTTTGTGCCGAATACATTCTTGGTGCATAGTATTTGATAGAATTAATTGGTTCAATACTAGAACCATTTTGAGATGCCTGGTTTGTCGTTATTGTAATATTTCCAGGATTAATCAGAGTGTTAGAGGCAGTTACAATGCTTCCCGAGAAAGAAAAGACGCTGGCACCATTTCCCTCTTCACCATCAGAAATAATATAATTTGCGGTTATAACAGTTCCATCACCACCAACTTGATCTCCAAGTTTTTTTCCAATTATTCCATCGCCAAATCTTATCTCATATTTTTCATCTTGAACTTCTTGCAGAATATAAATTCTAGAATTTCCATCAGTTTGTAAAATATTGTCTATTCCGGCATACTCAATACCCAATCCACTTTCTGTTGTTTTTCTAACATAAACAGATAATGTTGAGGTATCGATAAAAGAGTTATCGAGAATAAATCTTTGGTCTAAAGATCCATCATAATCAAATCTTTTTGTTAGATATGTTCCTTGATAAACGTCTATGTTGCTAAAGGATGCCACACCATCAACTACAGTCGCGGTTATGTTTTCTGGTATGGAGAATGTATAGGTAGTATCATTTGCATTCCCTACGCACACCAAACCCCTCTGTAAGGTCAGTGTAGGTGTGGTTTCGCTAGTTGATACAGTAAAGGATATCGTCGCCCTTGCTGCGGTTCTAGAGCGTGGTGTATAACCAATATTTCTTGCTAAAGAAACGACATTCTCACGGAGTGTTGCCGAGTCCAGGAAGGACTCATTAACAATCATGTTGGAGTTAAATGCCGTAATATAAGTGTTATATGCTAATGTATCAATTAGTACAGAAAAATTTGATCCCTCAAAATCAAAGTCACTAAATGTGCTGTTAGCACGAAGATAGTCCTTGATTGAGGTCTTTATCTGATCAAAATCTAGATTTGTAAACTTAGTAAAAGGCATATTATCTTGCTGCCTCTAGTAGGAACGAATATTCTTGTGTCGGAAACTCCTGACC